GGTAGTAATCTGATTCGTCCTCTCTATTCTCTGGAACAGGAGAAACGACACCCGGAGACAGTGGTTCTGTATCTTCAATAGAAAATCCAAATAACTTTGCCATTATTAAAGTCTAAACGTATCTTGATATATTTATCCTTATTGCCAAGCCTCTTGTGGGCCTTGTGGAGTCCAGTACTGAACTTGGAATTCTACAGTAAACTCTTCAATCGTATCAGAAGTATCATAAGAAAGATCAATTGCAGCAATATTAGTTGGGAAGATTGAATAAAATTTATACAGAGCAGCTGCCTGTAGTCCTCCACCAGTTGCAGAATTAAATCCAGTAGCAGATGCAGATCTTTTCAGTTGTTTAACATATGCATCAACCATATAATCTGCAGGGTTGGTATCACCACTTGCGTCTCCATATTGTCCAATTTTCTGCATCCAAATTTCCATCGCATTTCTAATGGCAAAGTTTTCGTCATTAATAACAGTTACTGTCCAAGTATCAAATGTTCTGTCACCAGCAACTTTCATAATACGTCCTCTAAAAGGAACGTCGATTGATGCAATATTAGATGCTGGAAGTGCTGCTGCTTTACATAACATACTAAAGTTATCTTGACCTTCAGTGCCTCCAAAATCAACTCCATTTGGGAGAGTTGGAATAGCAACTTCAAATAGATTAGGTCTTGCACCTCCACCAATAAGTGCCTTTTTGAAGTCTTGAATTGAGTGTGCCATTTTTTGGATCCTCCTAGGTTAATTTATAATAATCAAACAGTTCCAACAACTTCTTCAAACGCAACACCAGTTCTGGTTGCCACGAATGTTAGAGTTACATAGTTAATAGACTTCGCAGGCTTCAGATAAATGTCTGCTCTGAATTCATTATTATCAATAACATCTGGGGTGTTATTTGATTCATCGCAAACAACTAGGAAACCATAAAGACCTCTCTTTGCCTGAACATCACGGAGATATGGTTCTACAATGTTGACAAAGTTTGCTCTCGTAATAGCATCGTTCAGTTCAAAGAGTTGTGCTTGTGCAGATCTCTCAAGAGCTTGCTCAACAGTTAGGAATAGACGACGAACATTAATTCTGTCAAACGCAGAAGCATAACCAAGAGCAGTTTTATCTCCAAAGAGAAGAATTCCAATTCCAGGTTGATTTATAATTGCGTTAATTCTCTGTGGATAAAGTTGATCCCTTTGTGCCTTAGATGGATTGTACGCAAGTTTAATCGCATTATTCAGGATTCCTCTTTGCTGACCTGCAGGTGAAAACCAAGGATATGCAAAGATTGAAGTTCTTACACAAAGACCTGCAACGTCCGCGTTACAAGGAATATAACGGAACTTATTATTGAATCTATCATAAGTGTACTTATACCCAGCATCAAATATTGCATAAGAAGATGATGAAAGTGGGGAGAAAAATTCTAAAACATTATCAGTTTGAGTATCAGTATTTGTGACATCTACAACATCAGTACGATGTGGAGAAATTACTGCGACGCAATCTTTTCTTTGATTTGCAAGAGAAATTAAGTGATTTGCTTTTGCTTGGGATTCAAATTTATTACCAAGTCCTGGACCCATAATTAAATAATCAACTTGAATTTCATCTCTATTATTGAAAAGATTATAAGCGGTAATTAAATCCCCTAAAGTAGCAGTCATTCCACCACTATTTGAATAATCTTTACCTCCACTGAGATTATAAGTTACATTTCCAAGAGCACTGTATGTTCTGTCTTGAGCATCTTTATTCCAAAGACCTTCGGAATTGGTATATTCTGTAAATGCAGTTGAGAATCCAGTTGCAGAAACTGGTTCATTAACATTTAATTCGTCTGAAGGATTATCTCCAACGTAAACATAGTTTGAGTACTGAGCTAAGTAATCTTTCCACCATATTTTTTGAGGTGAATTGACTGCAGAAATTGCATCAGTTGCCTTTGACAAACCAATATGCTTTTCTAAAAGTGTTCCTTGAGTACCAGTAACTGTGCCAGTATCGTCAACAATAACTACGTGAATTTCATCACTCTTCCCATTTCTTTGTACTGCGTATTGTGATGTACCTGGTTTAGGTGCAATAGAATTCCAATAAATTGCAGTATTACTTAAAGTAAGGACTTGTTGATCGTACCAATCTCTAATTGGATTGGATCCGGTATTAATGGTTGCAGTGTCAACTTCAGCACCAGAAGAATCTATTAAAGCAACTGTTATTGATCCACCACCAGTTGCAGGAGTAAAGGATCTTAGTCTAGATTTTTGTGCGTAAGTTACTGGAGTTTCTACTCCACCTGTGCTAACTACGGAAGTGATCTTTACATCAAGAGTGCTTGCTCCAATCCCAGTAATAATACTCTTTAGATATCCATTGAATACGGAAGTAGTTCCTACTCCTGCAGAAACAACATTTGTAAGAGCTGTTGTGACAGCCATACCAACTGTTGCTTGAGTAGTAATTGCTGCTCCTACATTAAGAATTTGGTCTGCCTTATCATCAATTACGCATACTTTCAGATCATTTGACCAAGAGCCTGGAGTTTTTGCTGCAAAAATATAGTTTGCAATATCATCCGCATAATTTGCTTGATAGTCATCAAAATTTTTGATCTTAAGTGAAGGTTCTCCTGCTGTAGAGACACCAGAAGAGTTGCGAATGGCATTTGCGTTTACTAGATTAGATCCATCTACTCTAGCAACCTTAAGAACACCCCCATATGAAAGAAATGATGATGCACTCATCCAATATTCATATTGAGCATCTGTCGAAATTGGTTTTCCGAAAACATTAATAAGTTCTCTTTCTGTAGTAATATCAACTGCTTCATCGACTGGACCAATTGCAAAAGGACCCGCAATAGCTCCAATGTTATCTAAAACATTATCAGCTCTTCCTACAGTTAAATCAACCTCTCTGATAAGTACACCAGGAGATAATTGAGGAGTCGCCATGTTTTTCTCCGTAATCTCAGTTTAACTAAAAATTATTTATTAAAACCTGACTTTACGTAGGGGAAATAAGACGTGAACTACCAATCAGGATACTCCCATTTAGATGAAATTAATTTTTTATTTTTTAAACTAATAATCCTTTTTACAGTACATTCTTTACATTCATAAGAATATGATGATGAAACTGGACCTCTATCTTTTCTTGTTCTATAAAATCCATCGATCAAATTTTTCATTTCCCCACAAACCCTACACTTTCTATCAGTAAGTAATAGATGTCCTAATTTTATTTGTTTATCTAAATCCATTAGTGTATGTATTCCCACATATATGCACGATCTCCATACTCATCCACAAACCATCTATCCCCATCCTCATCAGTAAAACTACTATCATCTAATCCATCTGATATAAATCCAAATGGAGACATATCTTGCTCTATCTGATTCTTCTGTTCTTCATATAAACGTTTTCTAACATCTTGATCTGTTAATTCTTTAAAGTAATCTTGTGCAACTAACCAAGCATAAATTACCAAACACATTGCTAAATCATCATTACAACCCTCTTCTGCTTCAAAAGAATTGTGTTTTTGAATAAAGGTAGTTAACTCACTCATAATATCATAATCTTTAAAAAGAAGTTTATTCTCTTCGATCATTGTTTTCAAATTAAGGCATCCAACTTTTTTTACTGTCTTAGACATTTTGACACCAAGTTGTGTTTTCTTTCCGGAAAAACCTTGACCTACGATTTGACCAGCTCTTCCTCTCATAGAACACATAAGAAGATTATTATATTCTAAATCATAATGAATAATCGATGCTACTTGATCACCAACATCATTAACTTCACATAAAATATAAGCATTGTTGTAATTTTTTGCTATATCCACAATAATATTAGGGAAAAGCATTGGTTTTATTTCATTATTTCTATACTTTGCTACAACTTGATGTGGAAAAGTAGTAATATCAACTACAGTAAATGCAGAGTAATCATTGCCAACACCTCTTGCAACATCGACCGTAATTAAATAATCGTGATTATTTGTAGGATTTTCATAAACATCTAATCCGCCACTACTTTTTTGTGGATGATCATAAACGAGTGCTCTAAGTTTTGAAGGTGCAATCAATGTATCAACAGACCCTAAAAACTCACATTCAAATTCAACCTTAAATTGATTTTCTGAAGTATTAGCAATAGTTTGCTTTTTCCACTCTTCATCACGACCTGGAACTTCCGACCAATGAACATCTGTGTAAATATATTCATTTTTACCCTTCTCAGCATCATGCCACATTCGGTAGAAGTGATTCATACCATGTGGGGTAGAAACTATAATTACTTTTGTTTGTTTACCTGAAGTAATTGTGGGATAAACAGACGCAAAGAAAGAATCTGCAATGTGATTTGGAACGAAAGCAAATTCGTCTAAGAATAGAATGTTAAAAGACATTCCTCGAACAGCAGACGCAGATGTTGATGCTGCTAAAATCTTAGAACCGTTTTCAAGTTCAAGAGAACCTTTGTTCCAAGATATAATACCCTGCTGCATCCACTTAGGAAGATTCTCATAAGCAGTTTGTAATCTATCCAAAAGTTCTCTAGCAGTTGCCGCCTTGTTTGCTAGAATACCAATGTTTACATTGTCGTTAAAAACTGCATAGTGAAGTAAAAAAGATACCACAGTTGTAGACTTACCAGTCTGACGAGGCATCTTACAAATATTAAATCGATGCTTGTGGAAATTATTAATTAATTTTTCTTGGAAATGATAAGGTTGAAAAGTTTGTAATCCATGATCAAGGGTTACAATTTTAACATAATTTTTAGCGAAATAAACAGGATCGTTCATGCACTTAACGATCTCTATAACTTGTTCTTCTGTAAATTCGTGAGTTGTATTTGCCTTTTTTAGTAACGGATTACCAAGATATACATCATTTGACATAATAAAAACCTACCTATTAGTTACAATTCCAACGACGAAGGGCTTTGTTGATTCTTGAATCTGGATCTCTTGCAGTTTCTGCGGATGT